TTCTTTCATCACAGTCAGCGGATCATCAGAGCGCTGATCGAGTACAGATCCTTCGCCTTGGTCGGTGATGGCATTCATCATAGCGAGTGCTTGTGAGTACGCTTTAGTGGGATGAGCTGTGGTGATGAGCGTGCGAAAGCCGGTGTATTCTTTCTGAGGATGACCGGTGTTCTCGACATTAAACAGGTCGTTCTGTTGAGAGTCGGGAGCAAAGACGTGATCCCACAGTGTCGAGCCGTCTTCGTACATTAGACTCAGATATTCGTAATAACATTGGTACATCCAGCCGATGGTGCCGAACATTGGTAGGTCAACTTCGGTCATGTCTTCGGTCCAGCCAGTGAACGGCACTGTAGGGAAGTATTTCTCGGGTGCGGTGATGTGGCTTTGCGATATCACTTCGGATTCTTCGATGATTAGGAACAGCTCTAGTTGAGTGGCTGTCAAACCGTCGAGCCTTACTGTAGACTCATGATGGATAGTGTCTTTCAGATCTACGACATGAGGTATGACGGAGCTGTCGTAGCAGGTCCAGCCGTACTGCTCATCCTGCAGCACTGGTGAGGTGAATGTCGGTGTTACGCCGATGGCGCTGGCGATATTAGCAGCGAGCTGTAGGTGTAGCATTTCTTCGACGTGCACTGAGAACATGAGGTTGTAAGCAGTGTCGTTCGCGGTCTGCGGGCTGGCTGTGGTGGTCGCACCTGGCCACCAGCGGCCGGTGTAGAAGTTGCTGTCCTTTCCGGTGATCTGGTGCATGCCGGCGATCGAAGTAGCCGCAGCGAGGTACAGCGGGATGGTGAACAGTTCGACGTTGACACACGCTTGGGCGATGGCGCGCACCGCGGCAGCGTCAGCGGCTCTAGCGGAGACTGGTCTTGTCATGGCAGCAGACAGTATCGGAGAGTGAGCTGATGTCGGGACCAAGAGACACGGCTGGTTCTAGCCGTGGCTCACCAACCGCGCTGGGCGCCTACCTCGCACAGGTGCGCCTGTTGCCTGATGAGCTAGTGGAGCGGGAGAGCTGTCTTGTGCAGATCGGCCGCCAGCACGCCCTGGCGTTCGACCAGGGCCACCAGCCCAGCGGCTGCGCGCTGCAGCGGGTACTGGCGGAGCTGCGCAAGCTAGCGCAGGAGAAAGAGCGGATTGCGTTGGGGCGGCCGAAGAGTAACGACCTCGATCGGATCAGAGCTAAGCGTGAGAAGCGGCTGAGCAGTGGCTAGTTTTCCCAACCAAACCAATCTTCCCAAGCTAATGGAACTAGTTTGATGCTTGAGCCACAACGTGAACAATCGCCTACTTCACTGATGAGATGATCAGAATTGTAAGTGCATTTTGGGTTTGATACGAATCTCTTATAAAAATCACAGCGATAAGGCCAGTATGGGGTATTCATTATTTAGCCTTTATGTTTTTCCAGTGTGGATCTTGATACTCTCGTGGAAGAGCTATCATCATCTGGCGCATGCTGACTGACCAATGCTCTGCACCGTGTTGTTTTGCAACTTCAAACTCATGTTTATGTATTTCACATGCTTCTGTGGTTATACGCGACTGAGTGCATGCAGGAACAGTGCATCTGTCTTGACTCATGAACTAGAGACTACCACAGACTGTACTGTCACGCAAGGGAGCGAGCTTGCCTGCTCCTAAGCTGGTCGGCAGTCAGGTGCCGCGGATCGAGTCGGTACCACCGTGGGTGACCAGCTCCGGGGCTGATGCGATTGAGTTAGCCGCGCTGACCGGGATGCCGATGGACCCGGCACAGAAGCGGATTCTTTGGGGTGCGTTGGGGCACACTGAGGATGGTGACTGGTCCGCTCCTGAGGTCGGCCTGGTCGTGCCCCGGCAGAACCTGAAGACGGTGACCATGCAGGTAGCCGCGCTACATGCGGTGTTCCTGATGAAGTCACGAGTGATCTACACCAGTCACATCATGACAACAACGCAGAAGATTCATGAAGAAACAATACGCATGATCGAGAATGCGCCTGATCTCGATCGTGAGGTTAAGAAGGTCAAGGCCAGCACCAATGACTACTCGATTACTCTGCGGTCAGGAGCGAGAATAGATTTCGTCGCTCGAACCGCCACCAGTGCCCGTGGCTGGTCGGGATATGATGTGATCCTCATGGATGAGGCATTCGCACTGGCTGCTACTCAGACAGGCGCGCTGATGCCGATTCTCTTCGCTCGGCAGAACTGGCAGATCTGGTATATTTCCAGTGCCGGCCAGAAAGATTCTGACGCACTACGCAGAATACGCAACCGAGGGATTGAGAAAGATCCGGGACTGGCCTATTATGAGTGGTCAGTGCCTAGTGAGGTTTATCAGGCCGCGCCTGAGTACATAGCGAACATGCCTGCTGCCTGGGCACAAGCTAATCCTGCTCTGGGAATACGAATCAAGGCGAAGACACTACAGATCGCCCAGCGGTCCATGCCAGAAGACCAGTTCGCGAGAGAAGTACTAGGTGTCTGGGAAGATCCGCTGGGCGCGCCGATCATCGACCTCAACTTGTGGTCACTGCTGGCCGACCCGCTGTCGGTGATCGCCAGTCCGATGGTGTTCTCGATCGAGGTAGACGAAGACCTGTCACACGGCTGCATTTCGGTGAGTGGCTATCGGTCGGATGGCATTCCGCACGTCGAGGTGACCAGCCGTGATGAGGTGCTGGACCATCGTCAGGGAGTGGCATGGCTAGTGGAACGAGCTGTAGAGCTGAATGAGCAGTGGTCGCCGGCAGCCTGGGTACTCGACCCAGCGGGACCGGCAGGAGCGCTGCTAGAGGATCTGCGAGCCGCGGGCATCGAACCTGAGCTGGTCGGGGTACGCGAGCTAGGTCAGGCGTGCGGTGCACTGCACAAGGCCACCACCGCGATAGATGAGTTACGTCACCTCAACCAACCATGCGTTGCGGAAGCGATACGGATAGCGCAGAAGCGGGACATCGGTGACGGCTTGTGGAGCTTCAGCCGCCGACGTAGCGAGGATAGCGTATCGCCGGTACTCGGGATTGCATTGGCGCTGCATGGGCTCGCGGTGTACGGAGCGCGGGCTTACGATGTGCTGGAGTCAATGTGCTGATTATCTTGGCGTTTCACAGAGATGATCTCTACCGACTTCACGAGCTGAAGCACGCGAGTAATAATCTGCTGATGTTTGCCAATTACCGCAGCTACATTCTGCATAGAATGCACCGTCTTTAGCTCTAACTTTAATAGCATGTTTGGGGTCTGTGGGTTTAGTCATGAGAAAACTCCTGATCGTGGGTGTAGCAGGACTGGCTTGGTGGGGCCTGGCTACGTTGGCTTATGAGCTGATGAGTCTGACGACACCGAAGTGTCCTGACGATTGACTACAGCTTCTTGACATTCCATAATTCGTCTTGTGTGGTATTGAATCAGTACACAGGACCAAGCAGTGAACGTAAGCATGATAAGTGTGAACAGTGCCCCGATTGCTAGTACCCATGCGATCATGCGTAGCCTCCTGGTGTGAGGCTGGTCAATGAGATCGTGATCCTAGCGCTGGAGGTGCTGGGTATCCTGCTGGTGGCGGCTGGGCTGGGCTTCCTGGTGGCTGTCTGGATCGGCTGGGCTGGGCTGGCGGTGACTGGCGTCGTGCTGCTGGGCGCTGCTGCACTCGTCGCCCGACGCCAGCGCGAGATGACACCACCTCCTGCTAAGAAACTTTAGTGATCAAAAGCCGCTGCAATTCCATCACTGCAGTCAGGACAATGATCACACGGTTTACTGGCATAAAGATCTCGCTGTATATCGGGACATATGCGGCAGTAATGATCGCAGCGTAGTCTGCCTTCAGCGACATTTTGTCGTTCGTATTGATTGAGTCTCATAGTTCAGACACTACCACAGACTGTACTGCCACGCAAGCAAGGGAGCCCGCATGCCGTGCTCCAAAGATCAGACTGCACTGTGCTCTAGCTGCACAGACGTCCAGCATCTGGAGACAGAGCTAGCGCACTTGCAGATCTTGCTGGCTGTGTTCGCGTGGCCGTGGCCAGAGCACCTGCTAGGGAGCACCACACGGTGAGCTTGCTCTTCCGGACGGCCAACATCGAAGGACCGTACTTCGGCGAGTACCCCGGTGCGATGGCCAGCGACGTGATCCCGCATCGCATGAGCATGCAGCTCGCACCGGGGCATATGATCAACAATGACTCGGCACTGCGGCACTCAGCGGTCTGGGCATGCCTGCGCTTACGCGCGAACTTGATCTCGACGTTCCCGATCGACTGCTATCGCAAGGGCCAGTACGGTATTGCTGACGTCGAGGTGACCAAACCGCCGATCCTGATCAACCCAGGCGGTGAGTGCGTCGACTACATGGAGTGGATGTACTCCACACAGTTCGACCTTGACCGCGCGGGCAACAGCGTCGGCCTGATTACCGAACGCAACGGATTCGGACTGCCGGCTGTGATTCAGCTTGTGCCGCTGGCCTGGGTGTCGGTGAACATCGTAGACAACGTGCTGGTGGAGTACTTTATTCGTGGCCATCCTTACCCGCCAAGGCAGATCTGGCACGAGAAGCAGTACACTGTCGCTGGTTTCCACCTTGGGTTATCACCGATTATGTATGCGGCATGGAGCATTGGAGAGCATCTGAGTATTCAGGATTTTGCGATTAGCTGGTTCACTAATGGGGGCATTCCGCGTGGTCATTTGCAGAACACCATGCTACCGACACCGACTCGTGACCAGATGCGAGACGTCAAAGCACTGGTCAAAGAATCAGTGAACAGCGGTGATGTCCTGGTCACTGGCAAGGATTGGGAATATAACATGGTTCAGGCTGAGCAGACGGGAATGGAATGGATCGAAGCGAGGAAACTTGGGCCAACTGAGATAGCGCGATTCTTTGATTGCCCTTCTGACCTGATCGACAGCGCTATTTCTGGTTCAAGTGTGACTTATGCGAACGTAACGCAGCGAAACCTGCAGTTCTTGACAATGTCTCTTGGTCCGACGATTATCCGTCGCGAGAACAGCCTCAATAAGCTGTTGCCTAATCGGCAGTTCTGCAAGCTGAACACCAAAGCACTGCTGCGCATGGACCCCTACACGCAAGCACAGATTATCAACCTCCAGGTAGCTGGCCGAGTGCTCACACCGTCTGAAGCTCGCTTGCTTGACGATCGGCCACCACTGACTGCTGCGGACAGAGCTGAGTTTGACCAGCTGTGGCCGCCGCGTCCGCAGCCTGGACCGGCAACGCCGTCGCCTACTGCTCCTGTACCTGCTGAGTCTGAGTAATCGCGATTTAAGTAGTTTTGATCCATACGCGGTCATAGTCAGCTTCATCATAGATAGCATCCCACGTACTCTCAAATTCTTCAGCATCGACGCTATCTGCAATCTCTTGTGTTAGTTCATAGATAGCATCTCCAGGCTCGCTGTCTTTGTACCATTTAGTGGCCTGTAGACGTTGAGCAATGCGGTCACGACGTTGCTCAAAAGTCAGCATCTCGTTATGAAAGATGTCTGAGACATTGAGACGATGCGCCCAGATAGGCAGCCCAGCCGCCCTACGCGACGCAGCGAGCTTATGAGTTTCTACGAGATGATCGACTGTTCGTGGCATGAATCAGACACTACCACAGCCTGTACTGTCAACGCAAGGGAGATCTCTCGTGACTGTTAACCGCGCACGTACCGGCACGTTCCGTCCGGCTGCTGCGACACCGCCGACTACTCGGCAGAATGTGACGCCGACCAGCCAGCGCCAGGCCAGTAGCTTCCGCGTGGGCGAGCTGACGCGGGCTGCGACCTTGGATCGAGCTGATGCCAAGAGCAAAAGCAAAAACAAGGACGACAAAGAATCGTTGTTTGCTGATGACAAAGAGAAGATCTCGGTGAAGAAAGACGCCGCTACCGAAGATAAGAAAGACGAGGACAAGAAAGACGCCGACGAAGCGGTAGGTGTGAAGAAGGCCGCTGGTGACGCCGATGACTTCGAGCCGCTGCATGGAGATTTGACGATTGATGAAGACGACTCGAATGCTCACTCATCAGCACCGGCTAAGAACGACACCGGAGTGCCGAGTACTCCTAGCGGTGTGAAGGCTCCGAGCAACGCTTAACGTAAACATCAATTGCTGCATCAACAGCTAGTTGAATCGCTATTTCTGTGTTTATAGGTTGCATACTTTTGATGTCGGCTAGGGCGCTGTTTCGGTATGCATCCATAGCGGCGGCGTAGCAATCGTGCGTTATGTGTAAATTGCGTGTACTGGCCATAGTTTAGACACTACCACACACTGCACTGTCATGCAAGGGAGACCGCGTGATTGATCTAGAGGTGACGCGGGCCGGTGCCGCTCGCATGCGCCGGGAGGCGATCGAGAACACCGACGTGCCAGGGCTGAAGCTGGCACGCTCCGCACAGCCACTCGACGTGGGCACCTCCCGCACGCTGGCATTTCCCGCGCAACTGACAGCCGGCCTGCACCGACGCGGCTGCTCTGACACCGCGTGTGAGTGTGCCAGAGCACCACAGGACGACGGTGACAGCCTCTGGCATCGGCTCTCTGGAGTGGCTTCAGTGGTGGAGACGCCGTATGAGATGTGGGATATGTTCGGTCCTTACGTCGAAAAAGTCAGCTCACGGGCATTTGAAGCGTCATTAGCCCGGCAGCCTGATGTCGCGTTTCTGGTTAACCACAAGGGCTTGACCATGGCGCGGACTACTAACGCCACATTGAAACTCAGCTCTAGCGAAGATGGGCTGGCTACTGAAGCATGGCTTAATCCGCTGCGTACTGACGTTTCAGATCTCATGGTGGCGATCAAAGATGGCTGTGTCGATCAGATGAGTTTCGCTGCGATGCTGCAGGAAGGTGAGTGGGACGATGAGTACACGACCTTCACCATGTTGGAGCTCGACTTGCACTGTGGCGACGTCAGCGCCGTCAACTATGGAGCCAACCCACATACAAGCATCTCAGCAAGAGCACATCGCTTGCTTAACGAAGTTGATCGTTTACCTTCTGGCGCAGCGCGTGCAGCATTGAATCAGTTACAGGCACGATTTGACAAGCCTGAGGACAAGTCGAGACAGGCTAGCGGACGGTCGATCAGTCTGATTCGGAGCGCATTACTCGCTGACGAAGGCTAATTAATTCGTTAACCAGCCAAATGACATCTTGGCGACTTATGAAGCTATCAATGTAAACAACGTCTGCTATTTCCATGTCAGAAATAGCTTGTTTAATACGTATTAATCGATCTTCAGGCATGTAGTGATTATAGACCCCCGCCGGCTGGCGGTTACAGGAGGAAGGACCGTTATGCCGAGTACTACCATCGGGGACCTGGAAGCAGGTACCGAGTTCGAGAAGGAAGCAGCAGAGAAGCGTCGCA